CAACCTTATTGTATTTTACATATTTAACCATTTTTTGCTCCTCTTTGGTAATAAATTTAAAATTTGAAATTCAATCAACAGACCTCTAAAATAAGAAATGCTATTTGTACCTTTTGCATGACCTATGAGAGAGATTATTGATTCAATTTTAAATTTTTTAACTGCTTTTTTAAATTTGTACATACTATGTTTTCTTACGAATTTTTTATTTTTCCAAGTTCTATATCCTACAAAATTGATTCCCTTTTTAATTTTTTGGATATGCCAATGTGATAACTCTAAATTCAATTTATCTTGCACAAATTTTTCACATTTGTTTTTAAATTCTTTTGCTTCATCTAATGTTAATCCAATAGCAACAAAATCATCTACATATCTAACATAGCTTTTGATTTTTAATTCTCTTTTTACAAAGTGGTCTAATTGATTTAAATATATAAGTGAATATATTTGAGATAGTAAATTTCCAATAGGAATACCCTTTTCACCATTCATCTTTGCAAATTCACACATAAGATTTACGAATCTTTTGTCTTTAATCTTTTTTTCAAATAGTGTTTTTAAAATTTCTCTATCTATACTATAAAAAAATTTTCGTATATCTAGTTTTGCATAATATAAATCTCCATTATATTTTCGCATTTCTTTTTGTGTATAAATACTAGCTTTATGAGTACCTCCTCCCTTTCTACAAGCATAAGATGTATCTATAAAACTATTGTCAAATATATTATAAATAGTTTTATAGATACAATGTTGCACTACTAAATCTCTAAATGCTGGTGCATTTATAATTCGCTCTTTTGGTTCATATACTTTAAACTGACTATAGGCTCTTGGCTTATAAGTTCCATTATGCAATTCATCATACAAACTTTTAAGTTCAGCTCCTAAATTTATTTCAAATTTTAATGTAGCTCTTTTATTTCTCTTACCAGCTCTTGCTGTTAAAAAAGCTTGATATAAGTTATCAATAGTAAATGTTTTATCAAATAAAAAACCTATTCTTTTGGATTTTGATGAAGTCTGATTTTCAGTTGATTTACTCAAAAGACTTCTTTTTTTGATTTCGCTATTAGCAGGACAACATACCCCTGTATTCCTAGTATCAACTTTTGTTGTTTCAAGTTTAGAAATAGAGTCACGACCACCCACATTGTTATTCGAGTTAGTACGATTATTGTTCAAATTCATAGCAAAAGCCCCTGCATTAGAAGAGTTACTCCAATTACCGCCGACTAGACAAGCCATGCTGTCATTTTTCATATTGTTATGTTGCCCTATGTGTTTCATTTAAAATTTACTTATATTTTTAAGCTTATTTATCCAAGCACCAATAATTTTACCTATTTCATCTATTAGTGATGATATTGCTAAAAATCTTTTGTGTGGACTTATATTATTATTTATTTTTCCATCTTTAAATGCAAAATATCCAAGCTCATTTGCTAGATATATTTGCATACGAAGTTTTTGATGTGTAATATCAAGATTGGTAAGTGTTGTTTTTTTGATATATCTTTTTTGGGCTTCGGTAATCAAGTCATACACTTCATAAGCTGTATTTCTTATATTGTTTGATAACGCATATTTTTCAAATCGTGGAAAATGATTAAGATATATATTTAATAACTTAATCATTTCCATATATTTACGATTTAATATTGCTTCACTATGAATACCCATTTTATCACTCACTATCGTTCGTTACTATACAAGAACACAGGCACGACCACCCACAGCGCTACTCGAGCTAGTCCGATTACCGCCCAAATTCACAGCAAACGCCCCCGCATCAGAAGAGTAACCCCAACCACCGCCGACTAGACAAGCCATTTCATTTCGTAAATATCTATATAAACCATCATTTCCAAACTGTGTTGTTCCACTACTGCTATATCCCGTATCATTACCAATACCAAGTGCTGTTTTTTTATAAGTTGTACTTGCTCTATCCGTACTCATTCCAAATACAGCATTTGAACCATTCCCTAAATAAGTCCAACCATCATTACCACTAACTACATCTGATATATCTACAACATCATAAAGAGAAACATCATAAGCCCCACCACTTGTGCCATCATTAATAATACTAGTAATATCAACACTTTCTTTTAAAACTAAAAAACCATCGTCATCAGTTCTAATAAAACCACTTGCGACTTCCCACATATTTCCCGTTAAATCTGCTATTCCACAGTCTTGACCATTATGAGTTGTTTTTGCAAAAGGCTCACCACTACCCGTTAAACCACAATCACTGTATCCACTTGGTGTAAACACAACTGAATTGTCATTGTAATCTCTTAATGCACTTCCTAAACAACCTTTTGGCATTGCTGGAGCAACATCAGTAAATGCACATGCTGTGGCTGTAGAAGAAGCCGAACCATGTGAAAGTGCTAATCTTGCTAACATGCTATAATTAAATATTGAAGTTAAATAATATTTACTTCCAGCACTTTTAACGGCTTGATAAAGCTCTCCATAATTATTTTCACTTGCACCATTTATATTTGCAACTGGATTATGGTCGCTATGTGTTGAAATTGGGTCTTTTAATTTTCTACTTGCAAAAATACCATTTGAATTACTAGCACCATATTTATAAACAAAAACTCCGTTTATCTCTTTTCCCGCATTTATAAAACTTCTATCAAGTACATACCCACTTAATGCTCTGTTAGATATAAGGCAAGTATTCCCATCATATTTATAATAATGCTTAGGAACATAAACTAATATACTCCCATTAGCATCTACATAATTACCATAGTTAGGACTGATAATATTGTCATGCCCCTCTAAACCTCTCCAACCACTTGGGATTAGTTCATTAGGGCAAGTAGCAACACCAAAACCTAACTCACCAGCTATACCAATATTATAAATATCATCTTCTAAATCTGTACCCTCATTTAAATTTTTAACAGTGCTTGAACATAAAGCTAATATTTGCACTCCATCAACTGTATTTGTATCTGCATTTTCAACAGCATTATCTAATTTTTCAAAAATTTTACTTTTTAAACTCATCTTTTTCCTTTATATTGAATTTGTCATATTTAGTATTTGCGACATTCGCACCTTATCGTCTATTGTTTTAGTATTGTAAGTAGCTTCATTAGGGATTGTATATTGCTCGATATATTCCTTAGCCCTTATGGCTTCTTCTGCTTGTTCAACAGTAGTGTTCATTGCTTCAATAGATTTTTCAAGGTTTGAATCCATTGCTTTGCTATTTGCGTTAATTTGACCTATGCTAAAGTTGGTCTTTTCTACAAAATTGCCCATTTTGCCTAATGTATCACTACAATTCTTGTCAAAAGTTTCTTGGTCTTGCCCTAAAAGAGGAGCATCACCAAAAAGTGGTATGCTGTCAATCATTTTCAGCCTTTTTTATTTTAATAATAACACTTTTGACAATATGGTAAAAGGTATCATATTAAACTCTCTAAATCTAAAGTTAGTTTTGAAATTGTAGGAGTTGAAATTAATGTATCAAACTTGTTATATATACCAAAAATATAAGTACTTTTGAACTCTTTAGCTCCAATAAAAACAACTGGGATACTTCGGTATCTAGTCAAAACATCTATGACTTTGTCTGTTAGGTTGATAGGCACATCTATTGTTAAGTTATTTGTTGATTTGACTTTCCCTTGTTTTAAATAGCTTTCGCCTGTTGCTTCATTTACTTCTTTTTTGCTAAAATCATGTATTCCTACACTAGCACCATATAGCGTAGCACCTAAGTATTCAGACCTTCCAATTGCAACCAATCCACATTTAGCAACATTTCCAATTGCATTTATTTTAATTTCGATAAGCATATTGAAATTTATTTCAACACTACTAAATAATTTAGTTTCGTATATGAAATCGTTATAAAAATAATTATAAAAAGTTCCTCCATCTTTACTTTGCATTGTAAAATTTTCATCTAGCAAAACTATATCGCTATCAATTTGTGTTATCTTAATATCAATACTTTCAGCAAAAACATTAAAAAAGAAAATCCTATCGATTTTACTAACTAAAAAACTAGCTTCAATATTTCCATCTAAAATTGTTTGAGAGCCTAAATTCTTGTCTAGCATTTTGTACTTATTAACATATCCTAAGTCCTCCCAAATCAATGGGCTTATTTCAGGATTATCCAAAGTATGTCTCCCATTTTCTAAAACTGTAAAATTTGTAGGATTAGTCATATCTTCACTTGTAAAATCTACATTATTGTCATCTTCACTATATAGATAATATGTATTATTTTCAACCACATACACTATTGTTACATCTTTTACGCAAGGAACAGAAGTACTATCTATAACCACATTATCAATAATTCTAGTTGTGATATGTGGCTTAGACAAATCAGTATCGTTATATATGTAAGTAGATAGTAATTCAACTTTTTCATAACATTTATAAAGCTTGTGATTTAATTGTCTTATTGTTTCTTTTGCATATTCAAAAGTTCCATTCCAAATTGCTGTATCATCATCTGCGATATTAGTAGTGTTGTATTCTAGTTCGACTATTGGTATTAATTCCATTTATTATCCTTATAATTCTTGATTTTCTTCAATTCTTTCTAAAATTGTTTCAACTCTTTTATTTGTTTTCAATAGCTCCATAAGGATAGTTTCCATTGTATCATTAGATGTTACACTTTGATTTGCTACTAATACTGATGGTGTTGTAGTAGTATTGTCTAAATTTAAATCACTACTAACAATATTTACATTTAAAATCTCATCTTCAAACCCAATATCCATTTTAGTTTGCTCCAAACTAGCTATTAAGTTCCTATCTAAATTACTAGTATCGCCAAATGCAGTAGATGATATTTGAGTAGCAAGATTAGAAGCAGTATCATATTCACCTTTATTTATTGCTGTATTGTATTGTCTGATTAGTTCGCTCGTAGTATCTTGACTATCTTTAAGTAAGTTCCCTTTTATAGTATTAATTGCATCATCAATACTTTCACCAAATCGTTGCATACTCTCAATAAAATCTTCATTTGCTTTAGTTGCGTCTTCAATAGCTTTCAGCTCATCTTCTTTATTGAAAATGCTTTGCAATAAAGCTTTATTTGCATCATCATTAAGCTCTTCTAGCTCCCAACCTCGCTCAATTGCTAGTTTATCAGCTTCATCTGTTGCATTTAATAGCTCTAGTCTTTGTTCTAAAGATAGCTTGTTATCTTCAATAGCTTTAGTTGCATCATATTCGATTTGTGCTTGTTCTGCTAATAAATTACCATATTCTTGCATTGCTTCGATTAAGTCTGTGTTTGTAGGGTCTATTGCTTCATAAATCTCTTGGAAATTATCAACTGTTACATCTGATAATGTTTCGAGTTGAGGAATAGTAAAGCTTCCTATTTTATGTCCAAAAATCTTTATGTCTTTAGTTATATTATTGTCTATTAAATCAACATCACCAAATGAACTACTTAAATATTCCATTTCTTCTTGAATTTGAGAAGCCCTTAAATCAGACAGTTCTTTTTCATTTTTAGTGAAAGATGCAAATGTAATCTCATATTGATTGGCAGAAGTAATCATATTTTTATTTAAATCTGCCAAAGATGAAGATACATCATCAATTAAACTGGCTTGTTCGACTAGTAAATCTCCGTACTCTTCATAACTATCTATTAAATCAGTATTAGTTGGGTCAATATCTTCATACAAACTCACAAAATTATCTTTAGTTACCTTGCTAAGTTCTGGTATTTCTTTGATTAAAAAGGCTTTCTCTTCTTCGATTTGTGCTTTTCTCAAATCTGTTGTATCTTCAAGTCCACTAAAAGATAATTCATACTTATTAGCTGTTTTAGTCATATCAAACATTGCATCGTTTAATTTTTCTAATGCTTCAATAGCACCTTGATAATCTTGACCTTTTACAAAGTTTGGCAAAGTGTAAAATTCTATTAGTTCCTTTTGTTCCTTGCTTGTTAAGTTCCCACCGTGCTGTTTAGCTGTAATTGCTAAGTCGTTTATTTGCGATAATGTTTCTTCATAAGAAGACGCATCAAAGTCCCCTATTAAATGCTCTAATTGATTTTCACTAAGCCCCTCGAATGTAAGACTATCTGCAATATTATCGATTAGAAGTCTTGATATTTCATTTGTAGTTTTATCAATTATTCCACTATTTTTTGCAACAATTAAAGAAAAAACATCATCATCAAATTGAGATAAAACATTATTATCAGTTTGTGCTGATGATAACTGATTAGTTAATATTTCTAGTTCGTTCTTGGTAGCACTCCCAACACTTCCAAAATCTTCTAGTCTTTCAGAAGCTTTATCTAGTCCTTTTATGAAGTCATCAAAACTATTATCATAATCGCCTAAACTAACACCAGTACCAGTTGTATAATTTGCACTTTCTATTGTAGATGAATAATCTTTTGGAGCAGATGCTGAACCACCACTTAATGCAATTCCAGCACTTCTTAAAGTTGCAATCATAGCAACAACTCTTGCGATAGCTGTATAAGGGTCTCCAGTTCCTGCACTTGCTATTGCTACCATTGCAGTAGCCACACTTAATGCTGTCTGAACAACAATCATTGCTTTAGCTTCATTTGAACCATCTTTAAAAGTTTTAGACATTGCTCCAGCTAAATTTGCATAACCTTGTATTTGATTAGCATTGTGCTGTTCATTCATTTCATTTATTTGCTGTTGAGTAAGCCCTGTTTGGCTTATTGCTTCATTGTAAGAGCTTTGTTCTTTTGCTAGAGTTTCAAATCCACTAGATACTTTTAGAATATCCTTATCTGCATCTGAAAAATTACTTGTATCTAATTCTATTTTAAAAGTAAAAGGTTCAGTATTTATTTCTTTTTGAATATCTTTTTTGAAATTCTTTATACTATCCAGCAAAGTATTATCAAATTTGAACTCTTTTAATTCTACCGTTTCAATTTGTTTAGTTTCTTTTTTAAATTTGTCAAAAAATTCAACCTTAGAAGTTTCATATAATTTAGCAAATCTATCCTTACCATATCTGTCGCTTAATTGCTTAGCTTCAATATTCCAAGCTTTTTCAAGCTCTCCTAATTTAATATAATACTCTTTATCAATATTTAACTTCTGTTCTAAAGAAGCACTTGATGGGCTAATACTTGCTGTATCTGTCTTTTTGCTTACTAGGCTAGGTTCAGATTTTAAAGACTTTTCTTCTTTTAATAATTTTAATCTTTTTTCAGCTTGTTTAATCAAAAAGGCATTATTTTTAATATCTTGTTTATATGCACTATCACTCGCATATTTCCAATATTTACTAAATGCACCTATCTTTTTAAGTGCTTCATTTTTATCTTTTAATTGCTGTATCTCTCTTGTTAAATCTTGCGTATTTTTTAGCTTAGAGATATCAGCAACTCTTTTTATATTTTGCTCATAATCTTTATATTCATCATTTAAAGTCTTTAAAAACCCTGTTAGTTGCTTTGTATATATCTTTTGTGCTGAATATATATCTTTAGTCATATTCCCAGTTAAAGTGTCCCATTGAACATTTAAATTTGAAACAGATGTGTCTAAATCATCAAATGCTTTAAAATCTTTTAGCTTTGTTTTTAATAAGCCTATTACATCATTACTTTCTTTTATTGCTTCATTTGTAAGCCCTAAAGATGATAGAAACCTACCTAAATCACTATTTGCAAGAACTGTACCACTCGCCAAGCCATCTACACCAGCTAATAGACTATTAAACTCGACACCACCAACCTTAGATGCTATTGCCAACTTTTCTGTTAAATAAATTAAATCTTTTTGACTAGCACCAACTTTTTGCATAGGTGCATACATAGTTTTAAATATTTGTGCTGTTTGACCTAATGTTTGTGGTGTATTTGCATTGATTCTAGTAAGTTCAGCCATTAATTCATTAGAATTTGCAAGAGATAAATTCATCTTTTCTTGATATGTCAATGATTTACCTTGACTATCTATGTTTTTAGATGTTACATTAATTAATGTGGCTATTGAATTTCTTTGATTTTCAATAAGGTTATTGTATTCTAAACCTCTTTTTATAGTAGCACTATATGTTTTGTTTAAAGCATATGCAGAAGCTCCAAGTGCAACCATAGACTTACTAAGCATACTAAAATTGTTTGAAGTTTTAGGGATAGAAATATCTAACTGTTTTAAATCTTTTTGGAATCTAACTAGTTCTTTACTTGCATTATTTTTAACATCTATTTTTAACTGTAAACTCATATAATCTATCCTTTTTTATTTGTAGATACTATTAGAATAGGGGTATTTTTAAAAGGTATTATTTCTTATTGCTATTTTTTTTATTTGTGATTTCATTTTCCATAGCATTAACAAAATCTATAAAATCATCTAATAAATCATCTTTTAGCCCATTAAGCTTTGCTATTTCTAGCATTACCCCATAATTTAACGAGCCAGTCATCCCATCTCTTGCATTTGAACATTTAGAGTAAGTACTGATAAATAATGAGTTAATATAATTTATTTTTGGTGGGATATATTTGCAAGTATAAGTATTATCATTAAAAATATAATAATGTTTGTTTTTTGTAGGTTCTTCTTTTAAAACACAAGGAGTTTTATCAACTCCATATGCTTCTTCACAACTTACACAGCTGTTTCTGTTGTATATGCTCCATTTTGAGTATCTTCTGTTAAACTCTCTGTTTCGCTTTTTTTTTCTTCTTCTATAATTTTGAAAGAATCAATAGCTTTAGAGATAGCTTCTTCTAATTCTTTTGGTGCATTTTCCCATAAAAATTTAATAGTATCATCAAATGACAACTCTTCATCATTCTCATCATAAAAGCCACTAACTTCTGAAATAGAAGCTTTAAATTTTTCAAAACTATAACCACCGGCATTTATTGTTCCATCTTCATTTTGAAAAGCTACAGATAAATTTATATTATCTATTCTTGAAATATTTTTAATAGACACTGAAAAATTATCATTTTCTAAATCTGTCCCAACAAAGCCCTCATAAGTTCCATCAATCGTAATTGTTTTGTTTTGTAATTCTTTTAATTCTTTTAAATTAACTTTCATTTTGTTCCCTTTTTAATAGTTTACTTTTTGTGTTCCCATTTTGAAATAGGTATAGGGTCGGGAACAACCAACCCCCTATACCCGTTTAGTGTTATTAGTAACTAGCTACTTGATTTTTTAATACAACTGCTAAAGCTGAATTGTCAGCCCCTGACTTCCAAAAAGCTTTAAAGTTAAATGTTTGCTCTAATCCAGCTGGGCTTCCTACTTCAATACCTGTTGGCTCTAGTTTTAATTCACCAAGTTTAAACTCAACACTCTTTGTTGCATCTATTTCAAACTTCATTGACATAGCATTTGTAGTTGATGCTTTTGCAGTTGCTAATAAGTCATCATTTTCGTAAAGTGCTGTAAAGCTTCCTGAAACAGCTATCATTCCTAAAGGTATTTCACCTCTTGTACCACCATCACCAATTACATATTGGTCACCATCTAAATTATTAGTAAATGAAATAGACGCATTTTTTACATTACTTGCACCTGTTACAGTACACTGGAATGGCTCAAAGTATGCACCTTCTCCTCCAGTTGATGGGGCTACTAATTCAGAAGTATTTAATGAAACTTTTTGACCTAAAAATTCTAAATCTAGTTTTGCTTCATCTTCTCCACCAAATGAAATATTAAATGTGTTTACTTTGAACCCATTACCTAAATGATAAGTTCCAATATCCTTATGTGCTTTTTCAATAGTCATACTTTCCAATGAAGTATCATTTTTTGTAAATGTATGTGTATAGTTACCATCTCCGTCATCAACTGATGCAACTTGACCAAGTGCTTTTTTAAACCAAAAACCTGACAACTTTGTATCTAATGGAATACTAAAGCTAGACTCTGCTTGTCTATACCCTAAAAATGGTTCACCTGTATCTCTAGTCCCTCGAATAACAGCACTTTCATTTTGATTTTGTGTTTCTTTTAGCGTTAAAGATGGAATAAAAGGAACTTCTGCCATTTCATCAGCATTAACTCCAAAACTCGGTTCTGTACCCACTCGTAGGCTTACTGAACTACCTTGACCTTGTGCCATATTAAATCCTTTATTTTAATTTATAAGGTAGTTTATAGATTTATATGATTTTCAAAAAGGTATTAATTTATTATTAGCTAGAGTACAGCTTTGAAGTGAAGCGAATAGGTAAAATAGTATATTCACCTATATTGAATTTATTTAAAAGTTTAATATTCTCAATCGTTATATCTTCGATTATTTTCTCTTTGAAAAGATTTGATAATCTGTCTATTAATTCAAGTCTTTGAGTAACGCCAGTATTTAATTTTGTATAAATGTCTATTTGTAAAAAAGCTTTATTTGCATACCCATTTACTGAACTCATTATCTCTTTTTCATAACCAATTAAAACAAGTGATGGCGATATAAAAATATCAAGTGCATTTATATCTTCTTGCTCGAGTGTTTCGCTATCTAAAGTATATATATTTAAATCTTCCCATTTGATAGCAACATCTGTAATATTTGTATTTAGATATACTTCTAATCTGCTTTTTAATGCTGATAAATTCATCTTTTGCTCCTCTTGATGTCATCTCTTATTATCTCTTCTGCAACTCCATAAACACCAGCTTCTGCTTGACTACTATGTCCAGCTTCAAGCTTATCAGCATAAGGTAAATTATTCTGAATAATGAATGTAAAATCTTTTTTAGTGTTCAAACCTCTAATTAAACTATTTGCTTCCAAAACGGCTTCGCTTTTGCTCGTGGGATTATCTATCGTTACTGATGTTGATTTGTTTATTGTTATAATATTATTAGCTACAAATTGACCAGTATCAACTGGACTATTATTTGTAATCAATGAATAGGCATCAGTTAATATTTTTTTAGCGTCCAAATCTTGTTTTTTAACTTCTGCTTTTATTTTTGCATCTGTATCTTTTAAAAACTGTACTATATTTGAAGTCATCATTTAACTATCTTCGCAGTTGAATTTCATTGGTAATAACAATATCTCCACCATAAATCTTATTTACATTTATAATGTTATATTTAATATTGTCAATTTCAATTTTATCATCTGAAATACTGTATTTAATATCATTTTCAGCAACAATAATTTTAATATCTCCAGCTTTTATCAACTCTCCAATCTCGACATTTTCAAAGCTATCTATAATGGCATAGATAGCTATTTTTGTATCATCAGTATTAACTATTCCTTGCCCAGCTACATAAGTAGAGCTACCTTTTTTAATTAGTGATATTTTTTTGCCAAATCGTTGTATATTTGAATAAGCAATGTCTTTAAATTGTGTAAACATATTAACGACCTATATCAATTAATCCACTCGTAGCAACTGTTTTACTAAAGTCAGCTAATAAGTATTTAACAAATGGTGGAAGTTCATTATTATCTACAGTTACATTATCATTTTTATCAGGCTCTACAAAGTCTATTGATAAGCTACCAGCTTTAAATTTTTGAACACCACTTAAATCTACGCTAGGCTTACTCATATCATTGCTAAGCAAATAAATAGCCAACTCGCATGTAGCATTTAATAGTGTTTTAGGTAATATTCCATCTATCAAGACACCATCTAAATACCCTATATTTACTCGTGGAAATTTTAAAGCTTGTGATGATTGTTGCTTATCTCCGTAAAATTTCTCCATATCAATACGAGCAGTAGCTGTTCGCAAAGCTTGTTCTTTTTTAATATCATCTGCATTAATCCATAAATCGCTATATAGTCTGCCCATAAAGTAATCATTAGCATCTTCTATGCTTATATAGCTATTTGCATTATCTCCGTTTATTGTAGTATCTATTGCCATCAGCCACCAACCTTAATTAATCCATTTGTCAATAAAAATTGAAACACAATCAAACCACCAATACCGATATAAACGATATTAGTTAATTTATTAAATCTTGCGTTATCTGATTGTTCTCGCTTGTCTAATTTATCCACAAAATTATCTAAGCTATGTGATAGATGTTTCATTGTTTCGTTTAATGTAGAATTACTATTTTCAATAACTCTTAATCTATCGTCAATCTTATCAACTCTATTCTCTAAATCTGTCATTTGTAACCTTTTTATTATTACTTTTATTTTATTAGATACATTGATTTTTTTAAAGGTATCATTTACATAAGCCCTTTTTCTTAAATATTTTAGATAAATTTTCATTGTTTACATAAAACACCCCCGTTATAACTTTGTTTTTTATTTCAAGGTGTTCTACTTTAAGGGTTCTTTTTCTTAAATTTTTTTTCATTAGCCATTGTATCGTTGGTAATTTGCCTTTTATAGGTACACAATTTTTAACTTTTGTTTTTATATCAACACCTTCAACATCAACAATAAAAGCTAATTCATCAAAATACATTGCTACAATTTTATAGGGAGGAAATGCGTATAATTTCAAGGATAATAATATCAAGATTGCAGTTTTAGTTATCATTTTTAACCTTTATTAGACAATAAAAAAAGACAAGCTTTACACTCGTCTTTTTTAAAACCATTCATTTAATTTTATATTTACTATTTTTAAAAATATCCTAAATATTTTAATGGGATATAGTATTACTTTTAAGATTTTCCAAAAAATACTACTTAATCTTTTTTGCAATAGTAATATAAACATCTTCTTTGCCAAAACGCTGATAATACACATATTTTTTACCAGACTTAGTAATAGTTTTTAGTTTTTTGAAAGTGTCCAAGTCTAGTACTAGCCAGTTTTTATTAGATAATAAATTATCTGTATTTTTTAAAGTATAATTAATCTCCGCTGGTGTACATTTTGGTATAGACAAAGGTTTATTTTCAACTGTTTTAATAATAGCTTTTTTTATTTTTTTAGGTTCTGCAACAGTTTTTATATCTTTTATAGCTTTTGCAGTATTTTTAATTGCTTTATCTTGTATATTAGAAGTTGTATTTATATTAGCTTCTAATACTCTATATTGTTTATAACCATATACAACAAAAATAAGCAATACTAATACAGCAGTTGCTAATATTTCTTTAGCATTTGACTTTATTAGAAGTTTAATTTTATTCATCTTTTTCCTTTATTATTTTTCTAACTACTTTCTTTTTAATAGGTAGAACTTCACATTTATTTAAGTATGCTTTTTTTATATCTGCATTATCTGTAAATACTTTTGTTGCATTTTTTTCAATTTCTTTAAACCTAAAGGGTGCTATATAACACCCTTGAAGATTATCGACCTTTTTATCTGAATAAATATAAGTCATTAGATACTACTTACTATGCTACATTCAGTAAAACACCAGCAGTTGCTTTAATATCTGTTGCTTTCTTATCCCAGTTGTCTTTTGTCGCAAGAGCTGTTAAAGATGGGTTAGTACCAGCATCAGTTTTCCAACTAAAGCCTTTAATATTTAGCATAAATTCACCTTCGCCTTGTATTCTATACATAATATTCTCTTTACCTGTAATAATTTCATTTGCAAAAGTTCTTGATGCACTTTCAACTACATTTATAGCACTTTGAGACAATCCTAAAATACCATTACTATTAGTATCATTACCATCTGTTGACTTCATAGCTAAAGACGCACTATCAGTCATATATACAGGTCTGCCTAAAGTACCAACTGAACCATCAGCAACAACACCACCAGCAACATTAGAAGTCGCAATTCCAAGTCCAGCTTCAACTAAATCAGCATAAGTTTTACCATTCATAACCCAACAAACAATACTGTCTCTTGCATCACCAAATGGAATTAATGCGTTATTTAATAATGAATGTGTAACTTTTGAAGCTCCATCACCAGTTACCAAATCAGTTTGTGAACTAATTGAGCCCACTAGACCAGCAATAGCACCATTAAGCATATACATAACAATACCCTTACCGATTTGTTCACCAATAGCAACACTAAATGCACCAGCATCTGAACCATATCTTGTAGCATCTACCACTTTGAATTCAATAGCACCAGTTCCCCAATATAATTTGATATTATTTTCATCTCTTGTAGCTAATTGCTTAACTGTTGCATCTGTTGAAGCTGATATGTCTCTACCACCAATAATATTTGCAATTTCACCCAACATTGATGTAGCTTCTAAATCTCCCATAATTGCTTCACTTGATACTACAATAGCACCATTTGTTCCATTTGTGAAGTTCTCACCATTTTGCATAATTACTTCTGTCGCAGTTGCATGTACTATTTTATCATCTATTTTTAAAGCCATTTAATTTCCTTTTTACTTAGATAAGCTCAAATAAGCTTCCTGCCCATTTTCACTTATATATTTTCCTTTTTCACTTGCTGACATTTCAGACCGTTTCAAAGTTCCATTATTCGTATTTGTTGCACTATTAGCTCCACCACCATTTGCTTTTACATCAGGTTTTAGATACATAGGATTTATATTTGTTTTAATGTCATTTATTACACTATCTACACCTAAAGGCTTACCCGTAGTTAAATCTGTTGCAATTTTTCCAGTAACTGCGTCTTTTGCAAATATCTGTCCATCTTGAAAGATAACTTTATCTTTAACCATTTCGATAATATTGTTTCGAGCCATTGCTTCATCAACAAAAGGTTCTAATAGTCCATTATCAATAATTGTAGTTTTAAAAGTTAAATCTTCAAACTTTGAATTATTATCTTCGATAGTTTTAGAAGCTTTAGATAACTCATCTCTTAATTTTTGCAAATCACCTTGATATTTTTCTTCTATTTTTTCAACATTGCTACTATTTTTCAGTTTCTGTTTAATTGCATCTTCACTTAAATCATCATCTAAGCCAAGAGTATTTTTAACAGTTGATAATTGCTCTTTATAAGTGTTTAATTTAGTTTTAGTTTCATCTCTTGAGGTTTTAATGTCCTCAATGATTTCCCCATAACTTTTATCTACATTCCCAAATTTAGTTAAAATATCCGTTTTAACTTCATCTCCTAATTCTAAACCATTAATAAATGTTTTAAATTGTTCTGCTTTACTCATAGTGTTCCCTTTATTTTGAGTTATCCAACTCTTATTCGACTATCCAGTCTAAAGGTATATTACGAGTATTAGAGTATTTAAAAAAGGTATTAAAATAGGTAAGTGGAGTTGTGGAAAAAGCTATTAATATTTTTCCACAAGTTTTATAGTAGGTCTTTCAATGGTATAAATTTATTTCTTTGAATATCAATCATTTCGCTATATTTTAAACGACCTTGCTTATATAATTCAAATCTCTTTTTACCCATGTATTTAATTTGATATTTTTCATCAAAACTGTCAAATACTTGTTTAGGTGTTGAATTTTTATCAATTTGTTTTACAGATGATACTTTATATTTAGTAGAGTGAGTTCCATCTCTATGATTTACAATTTTACCATCCCATTGCACGACCTTTTGGGTTTTAACTAAATCACTTTCAATAGTCCACATACTTCTACAATTATAATGTGAGTTTGGCTTATATTTTGCCTTAGATTTATCTTTAGTTGTATATCCGTTCGCTTCCATACAATATAAAGATGTTCTAGTATCTAAAGCACTCGTATATCTCCAAACAATACTCTTATCATCTTTAAAAATATCGTTAAACATTTCATCTTTAGCTTCATTAATTGCACTAAACAATGAAGTCTTAACTACTGTTTTAAGCTGGTTTCTATGTGTTGATGCGATTATATGTTTTAATTCTTTTGCAATTTGTGGAGTGCTTAAATTCTTTTCAAAGCCATTAAAAATAGTTTGTCTTAATTTATTATTATTGTTATAAATAAAACTTGATTTAAAATCATCTATATTATTACCCATCAAATCACGATTAGGATTAAGTAATTTTTCCTTAACTCTTTTTGGCATTGCTTTAGGTATCTTTTGAACTAAATCTTTAGCTAAAAAATGGCTCATAGTTGTAGCTGTTTTACTCCAAGTTGCATCAGTTATTTTATCAATATCATCTAAAAGTAGGGTGTCTAGCTCACTAAAAGCAACATTCATCTCTTTTTTAATAAATGTTCTAATTTTAGCTTTGTTTTGAGTATTAGAAATGAAGTCAATTATATTTTTAACTGCTAATTCTAAATTATTAGTGATTACTCCTAAAGTTTCAGGCTTGTATCTTTCAAGCATTAAAAAATCTTTCAATAATTCTTGCTCTAAAGTTTGTTTACTCATTTTTTAAAGGTAATCCATCAACTGATACTAATTCTTTTTCGACTTCTGCATCAAATTCATCAGGTAAATTTTTATGTGTTTTTAATGTGGCCCATAAAGTATCTATACTCATTTGCCCATTACTAACCATAGATGAATATGCTTGTATCTCTTGTGGTGTTAAAGGCTCTTTTATAATATCAGCTTCTATTTCTATACTTCCACCATAATTAAGCCCATAAGCCCCAGCTAAAGCTAGTAAAATATTATTATAAGTATCAGATAAATTATTCACCCACTTAGTTATTTTGCTCTGCTCTTTTGTTGTGGATATTCGTATCTCTGTTGCTGTTACATTTCCATTGTTGTCGCTTCCAGCTAAAACATTTAATCCAATTTCAGCCATTCTCTTTTCGATTTTAAGCATCAAAGTATCATTAACTGCGACACCTTTTCCGTCATAATCAAGCCAATCAACTTTGGCATCTGAATTGTTTGAGCTTATAGCTTTGTTTGCTGATACAATAAAGCCTTTTAGCTCATCTTTTTGTATTCCTAAAAGTTTCAACATTGGAACACTTGCAATATGTGCTGAATGTCTAGTGTCTGTGAATATTTGAGTATGTGCTATGTTTAACTTTGCTAGGTCTAAAAATGGTAATTTAGATAAGAATGTGTCCTCTTTTGATAAATTCAAGCAATAAAAGGGGATATAATCTAAATTTGTAGTTCCATCATCAATCAATGCTTCATTACCCTTGTCATCTTTTTCCCATAATTCCCAAGTGCCGATTTTTAATACTCTAAAAACTTCTTTTTGAATTATTGCATAAGGGTTTTTTGCATCATCTATTGTTTGAAATTCTCTAATTTTAACCATTGTTAAAACTGTTCTATTATTAATCTTAGATGTTTTCCAAGCTGTTACATTTTCAGGTGCTATATCTATTAAATAAGGTCTTATGTTTTGATTTATTTCATCAGCTTTATTTTTAAGTTCTTCTACTTTTGGTAAATCAACTAAAGTAAATGATACACCTTTTTGAAGTGCTTTTTTAAATGAGTTTGCTATAAAATTATCTAAATGAGTTCCATTTAAATCTATATCTTCAATTAAATCTAATATTTGAGTAGGAGTATCTTCACTTAGTTTAATTCTATTTTTAAATATAAGACCAGTAATTCCATCAACAGTATTATTAAAATAATCAAAATGTGTTAATTTTGTTACTCTATTATCATAACTTTTTTGCTCTTCGCCATCTTCTTGAAGAACAAATTTTTCAATATTACTTTCAATACCAGCCCAACCATCAGAAACATTGTCTATTAATTTCCAAGTGCTAAGTTTATTAGACACTTCGGGCATTATATAATCAATCATACATAACCTTTTTTAGTTATATATTAATTGATTAGGGGGTTATTTAAAAGGTATTAATTATTGTATTAAAATATCTAATAGCTTTTTATGAAGTAATTTGTATCTATTATTATTTCTTATGCTTGATATTTTATCATTTACCAAGTTTACTAATAAATTTAAATCTTCATTTGAAATATTAACACTACCGTCCTCTTGTATATTGTCGTTAGGGCAATTATAATAATGATGTCCTCCTCCACAAATCATACATTCTTTTTTAGTTTTCATTTCTTACTTTCCTTTTCATAAATATAAGTCAAGGCATCTTTTAAACAATTAAATCTTATATGATTAATGGTAAAAATATCGCCCACCTCTTGCTGAAATTCAAATCCTAATCTTTTGCATATTATTCTCATATCTTCTATTAAATATGTTCTATGTATGTAAGTCATTCTTTTCCTTTTTTATAATATAAATGTTGTTGTTGATACGGTTCTATCTAGTAATGGATATTTATAATAAATAAAATAACCTAAGCTATCATTATAATCATCAATCGTAGCACTTCCATTGAACTTTTCAGGCACTCCGTTTAAATCGTATGCTTGTTGTTCTAAAGCTTCTGTTGTTTTAATACATTTGTTAGTATCAATAAAAAATCTATCTTTATAAATCAAGGCATTTACACTATTAACTCTATCTTGCACTCGTGGGTTCTTATTGTTAGTATAGACATTTAATCCGCCTTGTCTAAGTATCTGAATATCAGTAACTGTTGCATTAGTTTTATTTGCATTTCCACTCGCATCTGGATAGATATTTATAATCCTATTTTGATATTTTCTTTTACAATTTTCTACAATTCCATAGCTATCTTTAGATGTAAATTCATCTATCATAAATACACATTCAATATTATTTATATACCTAATTATAAACACAGTCGATACACTTCCATTGTAGTTAAAGTCTTGACCGATATGAATAATATCATCAGGTAATAGTTCTATTATTTTGTGATGCTTTTTTCTATCAAAATATGAATAAACTGTATCACTATTAAGATTTACAAATTCGCCATTTAAATATGCTTTTAATAAGTTTGGTGGATATTGTTGTTCTAAATTAGTTATATAATCATTTGGTAAATGTTTATTTTCATAAGTTGAAGCTCTAACTAACTTATCGGTATTAGGGTTAAACTCTTTTACATATCTTTGATAAAACCATTTAAAGCCTTCAGGTGTTGAAGCCACATCTATTTGATTTAATTTCCCTTGAGGGTGTCTTTGTCTATTTCTTGCCATAATTTTATTATAAGCAATAGACATTTTATCACGATTTAAAATATCACACTCATCAATAATACTATAAAATACTTCATACCCAACTATTGTTTCAGGGTTATCCATACTCCTAAAAATGATTTTACCATAGTTATCAATATGGATTTCTTTATCAGATTTGTTTAATTTATAAGGTATATTTAAATCGCTTAAAAGAGTAGGAAATTTATCAAAAGCAATATCTCTAATTAGACCATAAGTAGGTAAATAATAAGCTACTGTTTCCGTTGGATTTTCCATCTTCATCTTAATAGTTTTTAATGTAGAGACAAAGGTCTTACCACTACCAAGACCAGCAACAAAGCCTGTATTAGTAGCTTTTGATGTTAAAAAGTCCATTTGCTTACGATTAAGTGCTATTTCTTTCAATCTTCCACCTTGATTATAAAGCCTTGTTGACTTTGTGTTTGTTGATTCTGGTTATTAATTTGTGTTAAATTATTACTATGTCTTTGATTAACACCTAAAGTTAAACTCGCTTTATCGATTGTATCTTGCATATCTTTATAATCTTTTGCTTGTAAATCATACTCAACTATTTCTGTTCTTGTAACTCCATCTCCTAAGCCAACTGTAACAACTTTTTGTGCTTTCTTCTTATTAGCTAACTCTTTAACTCCATTTGCAATAATACAAGTAATATCATCTACCATAATCCTATTTTTAACTACATTTTCCACTGCTTTTAGTTCTACTGGATTTTTAATGGACTTTTTAACCATTTCTGCTTCACATAAAACATCTACTGCTTCGGCATTTGTTGGTAAAATTCCACTTACCAATTTATTTAGTGTTTTAAATGATATTTTATGCTTTTTTTCCAATTCTTTCTTAGTAAAAGACCCAGTTTTCCAATCTGCAATTATAATGTTCTTTTTTCTCGTAGATAATGCCAAATAATACCCCTTAAATCCTTAATCTTTTTTCTTGATAACTTTAGTAGAGTTATTATCTCTACTAAACAAATCATCTGTTTTAAAATATTCATCACTTGTTGCAAAAACATATCCGAATATTAAACCAAATAAAAACTCCATTAGTCAATCTTTGCTTCAATAGCTATCTTTATCATCTCTTCATATTTATCCAAACCCATACTAACTGGCTCACTATTTGTTTTTAAAATTAATAATTCATCTTTTAAGGCTTCATTTTCAACAGTTACTTTGTCTCTTTGCTTAGCTAAAATTTCACATATTTCGTATAATCTATCAAGCTCTTTCTGCATAACTGTTACTATCTTCTCATTTTCTTCAAAAAAATCATTATTATCTTTTACTTCTTCACTTTTTTTACCATTTATTAAATTATCTATTTTATCATTCATCTTTTTTCCTTTATTTTATTAATTAAATACTACTATCAAACATACTATTATTGCAATTACTGTTAAAAATATTGCCATTGCATTTTCTTTTTTTTCATCTTCAAAATTATAATCCATTTGCTTTATTCTCCTTTACTAAATTAATCCAACAATCTTTACAAATAATTATTTTTTCATTTGTATTTGGATTAACTTTTATTTTAACTTCACACATAAAACAATCACAAATACTACATTCACTATTTTTATATAAATTCATCAGTTTAATTCTTCCATTATTTGCATCTCAACAATAGTGTCATCAATAATCTTTTCAATATCTTCTTTTTGTTGATACTCATATATTTTCATCATTAAAACTTTTATTTTATCATCATCATTTAAAACTGATTTATCAATTTCTTCTGCTAGTTTTATTACATCTTTAATCTTCAAAATAGTTCTCCTTGTTTACTTTCTTCCTGTTTCTTTTTTGTGGCTGGTGTTATTCTTACTTTAAATTTTTCATCAGGTTTTTTAATTTTTTTAGGATTAATAATTTCAAATTCTAATTTATCTTTTCTAATCTCTTCTAAGACAAATAAAACAGCTTGTCGCATTACATTAGCCATAGTTAATTGATTTGTAATACAAAATGTTCCCAAGTCGTAATAATCTTTCAATTCAAGAGTTAGTATAGTTTTATGCATTGCTTTAGCATATTCTTTCACTTCCAATTGCCATTCGTATTGGTCTTTAAAATCTTCAAGTCTTACAGATGTAAAGCCTTTTCTTCCTAAACAATATTCGCTTATCTCTCTTGCTTTGTCTTGATTATTTTTCAAATATTAAACCTTATAAATTTTTATATCATTTTTAACTATTTCGTGAAATTCGCTCACTCCAAAATCTTCCATCAAATTTAAAAACATCTTTTTTCTAATCTGATATGCTTCAGTTTTTACTCCCTTAACCTCAATAATAATTTTTTTATTATCTAAAGTTGTATAAGCAAAATCAGGTGTATAATATAAATCTGATATTTTAGTTTTATTATTTTTAGTAAAGTTACATCTGTATGTTGCACTATCAAGTATTTTAAATTTAGGTTGCAATTCTAAATTCTTAATCTTTTTAGCTCTTAATAATAATTTTAACTCATTGTATTTTCTAGCCTCTGCTTTACTATCAAATTTAATATTATTAATGGTTACTTTTTTAGCTCCGAATTTATTACGCATGACTTTCCTTCATTTTTAAAATAAATTCATTAAAATTTTGCAAATCTTCATTATCTTTTTTATTTATATATTTTTTGTAAATCTCTAGCAGTCTAATAGTGTTCTCAATTTCTTTTGCTATTTTGTTATTGGCTGCAGCTAATGAATAAATAAAAAACCATTGAAAAAATATAATTAAAAAAGCTACAAAATCTAAAAATCTTATATCTTGCATCCAAACCCCTTTTTGTCTTTAGCCTTACCAATGTTCCTATTTTCTATAAAAACTCTTTCTAGCCCACTCTTTGTTATTTTAAACTGCATATACTCACCTTTAAATTGATTATTATTTATATTTAATATTTTCATTAAAAGAAGTCCGTTAAATTTTCATCTGTATTTATTTCAGGTTCATCTTTAAATTTTGTAATAGTTACATTTGGAATTGCTTTAAAAAGAGGGTGCGGAATAGTTCCATCTTTTCTAATTCTTAAAAATTCTTCTGCACCTTGATTATCTTTGATACAAGTAAGCATTACTCTACTTTTCATTTCTTCATCAAAAATAATAGCTCCAGTATGTTTATCTTTTTTAAATATTCTTCCAACATTCCAACCAAGTCTTGCACTATCAGTTATCGTACTAGCACCTCTTGACATTGTTTCGCTTCCAATTCCTTTAGCACTATGATGAATTACAACTAATACAGCACCAGTCTTAGTAGCTATTTCAATAAATACATCTCTAACTAAAATATCAATCTCACTATTATCGTTTTCATTTACACTATGAAATCTTTTTAATGGGTCAAGTATTATGTATTTGATATTCTTATCTATGCAATAATTAATAATATTTGCAGTTTCAATCATATTAGCAATTACACCATTTTTTGTTTTTGTTACCAACCTAACTTTTTTATCAGTCTCAACAGTTACAAAATCAATTCTGTTTAAAATATCTTCCTTATCAATCTTTTCATCACTACAAATAATATTAATTCTTTTTTCAATTTCAACACGATTATCTTCACTAAAAAATGCCAATCCTTTTTCTTTTGGATTTAATTTTAAATATTTAATCATACTTCTAAATGCTACTGCTGTTTTACCACTACCACCACGACCAGTTAAAACATTATAAGCACCTTTTAACATTGGAACATAATCTAAGCCTACAAGCTCATAACTAGCTCCTACAATTTCAGTTAATCTTTGTGGTTGAAATGGATTATATTTTTTATCATCATTTTCTAATGCTTCTAGGACCTCCATTTCTTTTTTTAAATATTGTTTTTTTGCATATACAATATCAATTATCTCTACTTCTTCATTTTTAAGTTTTAGATACTTCTTTTCTAGTTCTTTAGCATCTGTTTTTAATTTTTCATACACTTCTAAATATCCTTTCTGATTAAATTTTCAATTAAATCTTTTTCATATTGCATTGCAATTGTAAATGGTAAGCCAGTAGTTATTAATAATTCTAAAAATACTTTTTCTATTTGACTATTAAAGCTATTATGCTCAATAAGAAAATCTACTAAATAAGTTTCATCTATAAATCCATATTTCTCTTGAACTTTATTTATAGCTCTTGCTAATAGTTTATATGGACCAGTAAAGCATTTTTCATTTAATTCATAATCTATAAATTTATCATCATAAATATGTATCTTTGAAACAAGTAATGCTTTCTGTTTAGCTATTAGTAAATCTTCTTTTTTAAACATTGTTAGCCTATCACTCTTTCAAATCTATCTTTATCTTCTTTTATATCTTCAGTTAAAGTTTCATTTGCTATTTCTAATGCTTCTTCAAAATTATTAAAGATAGTTGATAAATGTCTAATTCCATATTCTTTTTTAGCTTCCAAATCTAAAACTAATTTTATATCTTTGCTAGATTTATTGTGAATATATTTTTTATAACTATCTAAAGCTTTTTTCTTATTTCCTTTAGCAATAGTTTTTACGTTATAAGCTTTCCATACTTTCTCAAATCTTTCTTCTTGCTCTGTTATTAATTGTTCTTTCTCTTGTCCTTGTCCTTCCTCTTGTATTGGGGTATCTTGATAAGGTGCCTCAGGGGTAGGGTTATAAGGTGCCTCATAGGCATCAAATAAATCATCATATTTTAATTTATTTGCATTACAGTAACCCTCTATTTGTTTGTGTATAGAGTGCTTCATACCCTTCCAGCATATAGATAATATTTTATCTTCAAACTTTATTTCAGATATATGTTTTCTAAAAAACTGCACATCTAGTAGTGATTTAACGAATAAAACTATTTGCTTGTCATTCATATCTTGTATAACTTCATCATAAGATGAATAAAAGTTAAATGCTTTTCTCATATTTTTCATAATTGGTCCTTTTATCTTTTCTAATAAGTACATCACAAGGCAAGGACCAACTAGACCTTGCGAACAGTTACCCTGTGATGTACTTACTATCATTGTTTACTCTAACCCCTCAATTAACTTAGCAGTTGTTTCAATATATAAATTTTTTTTATCAAGTGCATTTACAAAATTAATACAATGCCTAACTAAGTCGCTATCACTTTTAAAATTATGCTTATCTGATAATTCTTGAATAATTTTAATATCGTTATTACTAAATTTCAGTGTCTTGCTATTATCATATTTCTCATGCATTAAATTACCTTAGTATTGTGATTGTCTTGTGATTGTACTCTTGTTATATTGTCTTTTTTTGGAGTAGAATTAATCATATTAAATAACAAATCATTATTTTTATTTAAAGAAATAGGACTCACTTTAATAATTTTTGCAACTTCAAAGATTCTTCCAGCGGGTATTTTTTTCTTTTTATTCCATAATGAAATGGCAGAATGATTAATATTTAGTTTTTTTGCTAATTCTGTTATTTTAATTGTTTTCATAAGGCATATTGTAAGATATACTTACTTTATAAATGCTTAAATAAGTAAGTATATCTTACAATTTAGATGTTAAAATACATTTTACAAAAAGGACTAACATGAGTTTTGGTGAAAAATTAAAAGAAGCGAGAAAAAATAAAAAAATATCTCAAGAAAAACTAGCAAAATTAATTGGTGTAAGCAGAGGGGCTATCGCAAATTATGAAGCAGGGAACAATACTCCTACTTTTGAAAATATGGAAAAAATTATTGAATTACTGTCAATTAATATTGTAGGTCGCAGAGAAGTAAAAGAAGTACCTATCGTTGGAACTGCATCTTGCGGAGGAAGCGAGATAAACTTTTTACAAGTCGAGGGTATGAGCTGTATAATTAATGCTGAAAAATGGAACGAACATTTGTATTGTGTTATTGCAAATGGTGACAGTATGGCAACTGATATTGAAGATGGAGATGAAATCATATGTGACCCAAATGCACAAGTGCAAAATGGTGATATAGTACATTACTCTTTAGAAAATGAAAGTGCAATAAAAATATACAATAAAGATGATGATAATTATATGATAGAGTTTATACCTTATAATCAAAGCGAAACTTTTAAGACAAAAGTGGTAAGATTAGATAGTGAAGAAATAGATAATTTAAAAGTATCTAAAGTAGTTGCTATAAATAAAAATAAATTAAATAACAGATTAGCAAGATTAAAACTTGTTGGTCGAGCTTAAAAGGAACATTATGAAAAGAATAATGCGGATAGGGGTATTAGTTATAGCAATATTTGCTTTTAGTGGGTGTTCGTCAAAGAGTGAAAAAATATTTTCAAAAGAGCCAAAAATAAATACAATAATTAAAGTTAATACTGGAAATTCTTTAGTTAAGACAAAAGACTTTTATGGCACAAAAACATATTCATACAATGGTGTAATTTTAAACCCTTTAGATAAGGATGCTTTTTGTATTCCAAGAGGTAAAGAACGAAAATTCAAAGCTGTTAAAATGAAGTATAGATGTATAAACAACAAGGAAGCTTTAAAATATAAATTTAAGCCAACAATAATTCTTGACACAAATCATAATAATTTTAAAACAGAATTATTATACCAAGGTGTTCAAGGGGACACTCTTAGACTTACATACAGAGAGTTTATTGGAAGCCTAATAAGACCAGCATTTTTTCAAGATTTAACATACAAATTAAACAAAGACAAGCCAACAACAATTAACTTTAAAAATATTAAAATAAAAATATATGAAGCTACAAATAACTATATAAAATATGAAGTGTTATCATATACGAATGATTAAATACATACCCTACATACTACTTGGCTTTTTAGCTGGTAGTGCATTTACTGCCTTGATGATGTTGAAATAAATATGTTGTGATAACAGATTTTGTAGATAAATTCTTGTGGTTATTAATTTTTAGTACAGAACAATGTATTATTTACTTGTTCTGATATTCTGCAAAGAAGCCAATCCTAATCGCATAAGTAACAGCTTCTTTTTATCATAATCTTTAACTGTATGTGGACTTTTGCCCAAATACTCTGCTACTTCTTTGATTGTAGCCTTTTTTGGTGGTTTATTTGATTTCATATCTTATTACACACCCAGTTGGTTGTTTAAATTCTACTTCTACAACTTCCCCATCTTCTTTTTTAAAAAGGTCTCCATCAACATACTCAACTTTTTCAAAAGAATAGTCTTTAAATGTTTCTTCGTCGTCTGCATAATCTACAATTTCAAACCAATCGTCATCTAAGTTTAAATTTTGCAGTATTACTTCATTATTCACTAATATATAATCTCTTTCGTTTATTGTTACTTTTCCTAATTCTTCATAAATTTCTTGTTTTGTCATTTTAAATCCTTTTGTTGTTTTGATATAAGAATTATAATATACATTATATTAATTATAGCTTAAATATTACCTATTAAGGCGAATAAATGACTTATGCCAATTTGTGTACAAAAATCACCTCAAATTAGTATAACTCCAAATCAATTATTATGCTAATACAAAAAAACCACTCCTTATTATATATACACAAAAAAATCATAAATATAATCTCTTATTGCGAATTTTTAAATTTAGTAAGTTATACTTACATTATTAAGTTGTAATTAAGTAAGTATATCTTACAATTCATACAACAAAAGCGAAACAGCTTTTAAGATATTTAAAAACCCATTGTTAAAAAAATCTTACAAAATTGTAGATTTAATTAAGGCAACAAATAAAAAAGTAGTATGTTTGTGAAGAGTTGCCTTTATTAAGTCTATTTGCAAATAACTTAAAACAATTCGGAAAAAGGATTATATTATGAAACAAACTAAAGAGATGAACCTATGGACATTACAAGTTGCTATTCGTAAAGAAATAGCTAGAAAAACAAATCTATTAAAAAGAATAGAAAAGATGATTATACATCAAACTAGACAAGGTATGCACAATGTGTAGAGTAAATTATGAAACAAACAGTCACTTAGAAAAACAAGCCAAACAAGAAAAATTTTTACAATATTTTGAAGATGACATAAGAGCAAATTATCTTGATGAAATAGAAAGTATGATTATAAAAGCTAAAGATGTTGCTAAAGATTATAATGATTATGATTTTAGTGAGGAACTTGATGATATGTTAAAGGAAATATTATGAATATGATGATGAAACTATCTCAAAAGAGTACGAGCTTAGAAAATGTAGATAAAGAGTTTATGCTTGAAGTTATGACAAATAAATTAGAGCATACAAGTCCACAAGGCTTAACCGATTATATAGGTTTAGCACTTGATAATTTAGATGATAAGCTTGAAAGAATAAAAATCGCTAAGGCTGAATTAAAAATGATAGAAGATGAAGCTAAGATGCAAAAAGAGCATATCAAAATGGAAGTAGCAAATCTATTACAGGCAAATGGAATTGATAAGTTACAAGGCGATAGAGTATCATCTATAACAGTTTATAATCCTAAGCCTAACAAGAGTATAAATATCAAAGATGAAGCCACTTTGATGGCACTAGGATATGTTAAAACTACACTCGACACTACTAAGATTAAAGCAGATTTAGAAAGTGGATTAATAGATGAAGATTTAGCCGAATTAAAAGAAAGTATAAAACCAACAACAATAAAACTTAACAAAAAAAGAGGAGCATAAGATGGAAAATAAACAAGTAGAATTAGTAGAAAATAAAGCAAAGTATTTAATAGATTTTGATGATGAACAAAAAAAGATAATAAAAAATCAATTTTTCCCACCATCTACAACACCACACGAGATGCAATACTGTATGACAGTTGCTAAAAGTTTAGGATTAAACCCATTGTTAAGTGAGATTTATTTTGTTGAAAGAAAAGCAAATATTAATGGACAATGGGTTACAAAAATAGAGCCGCTAGCAGGAAGAAATGCCTTTAGAAAAATAGCAAATCAAAGTGGTAAATTAGAAAGTATCAAAACAACAACAAAATTAATTGACACTCCAAAACTTATGAATGGCAAATGGACAGAGAGTCAGGATTTAGTTGCAATATGTGAGATAAAAAGAAAAGATTGTGAAACACCATTTTTAACAGAAGTTGAATATAGTGAATATGTGCAAAAAAAGAAAGATGGAACACCTACGAAGTTTTGGGCTGAAAAACCAAAAACAATGCTTAAAAAAGTTGCAGAAAGTCAATGTTTACGAATGGCATTTGATATTAACGGTCTATATGATGAGAGTGAAGTTGAACCTGTTGAAGATATTGATTTAAAAGAAAAATACCAAGTTCCAAAACTACAACAAGAGATTAAAAAAACAGTTAGAAGAAAAACTAAAAAAGAAACTCAAGCTGAAAAATTTGTACATAAAAATGAAGATTTATTTGAAGATGCAGAAATAGTTGATATGGAAACTGGCGAAGTTAAAACAGTAGATACAAGTATGCTTGATAGTTTTAATGATGATGGAAGTGATAGAGATGAATAAGCCATCAGTAGAGCAAATAAAAGATATGTTCATTAAAGATGAACATATCGTAGAAATAGGGTATATAACTGGAATAGTTAGAATTGATAAAAGAACTGGAAAGGAAGTGTAATGAGTATTAGGCAAGGTCTAAAAATTGTAAAAAAGGCAAAAGAAGATAAGCAAATTAAAATACGAGTAGAAATATTAAAAAGTGGAACTTTTGATTTTAATGAAGCAAAAATTAAAAAATACGAATTAAAAGAGTTTCCATTTTTAAAGCAATTAGAGATGGTTAAAAAGCATAGCAATATTATTTTAGATGAAGATGATATTGTAACTGATATAGAAATAATAAAATATTAAAAGGATTAAAATGAATATAGCAATATTAATAGGAACATTAACAAGAGATATGGAACTAAAGTATCTACCTAGTGGAAGTGCAGTAGGTAACTTTTCAATAGCAATAAACCAAGATTATAAAAAACAAGATGGTACAAAAGTAGAAAAAACATCTTTTTTTGATATTTCGGTATTTGGTAAACAAGCTGAATTAATTAATCAATATTTTCATAAAGGTAGTCGCATAGGAATACAAGGCGAGTTAGAGCAACAAGTATGGCAAGATACACAAACACAACAAAACAGAAGTAAAGTAATTATCAAACTAAAAAGCTTTGATTTTATTGATAGAAAAGCAGACAACCAAAATCAAGCACCATCACATAATGCACCTAATCCACAGTATGCACAGCAACCACAGCAAATGCAGAACCAACAACCACAACAAAGTCAAGGTCAAGGTAATCAGCCACAAATGAATTATGACAATGATGAGATACCTTTTTAGTTATGGCGACTGAAAGAAATAAAGTAATGGCGATTTATTCACTAAAAAGAAAAAATAAAAGTTCTTTTCGATATTTTAGATTTTTAGGAAGAAATTATATGGCATTGGAAGCAAAAAAAGCATTATATGGCAGAGATATTGCAGTATCTTCGTTAGAAAAAATACAAAATAGAATTACAGATATTTTTTATTTATGGGAGAGATACCATATTAACTTAGGTAAGTTTTATAAAATAGGTAGTCAAAATGCATATAAAAACGATATGGCATTTCGTATGGTATTTGATAGCTACTTTTTCGAGCCAAGAGTTATTACAGTTGAAATTATCAGGAAAAAAAGAATAGTATTAGCTAATTTAGAGAATTATCTGATTGAAAAAGGCATTAAAATATGAGTCCAAATCCAAAACTAAGTAACAAACAAAGAAAAGTATTTAATAAAAGATTAGATATTAGCAAAGAATTATCTTTACTTTTACTAAGTGCAAGTTTTTTAAAGATGTACGAAGATAAAAATTCAGAGTTTAGAAGTGTTTTAAAAGTATGGGATTGTATAGCAACAGCTTGTCAGAGCAGTATTATAGATAGTGACGACAAGGTCAAACTGTTAGAACTGTATAAAAATCACCCCAAGCATTTAAAACTAATTAATAGTAAATTTGAAAGAGATACTATTTTAAAAGTTGCAGAAAATGAGATGCAAATTGTTGAGGATTTTCAAAGAGTATCTAAGCCAACAAGATTTAAAAAAGTTTGTGTTTTAGATGAAGATAACGAATTAAATGTGTCAAGCTTAGCTTTAGCATTTAGTTTGCTTGAAATTCACTCAAATATGAAAAATAGAGTTTACTATATTTCTGAATTTAATCAAAAAATGAGTACTGATATAAATGAAAAATCACAAGCTGTTAAAAATGCAAGAATTGTAGCTACTAAGTTTAGCGATAGAATTGATAAGTATTATGAGGATAGGAAGATATGAGAGAGATTAAGTTTA